GGAATGATTCTGGCAAATTGGAGCAACGAGGTCGTGGTGCTGATAAATTCTGTATGTGCAGAGTTGGCGACTTAGGTTCTTATGAGGTTGGAAATGTATTTATTGGTACTGGTCGTGAGAATGTAAGAGCAGGAAATCTTGGTAAGCCTGTACCACAAGAAGTGAGGGAAAAGATTTCTAAATCTAATTCTGGCAAACCACATCCTTGGTCTGTTGGCGATAAAAACCCAATGCATAGACCAGAGGTAAAGGCTAAGATTAGTGCAAAGATCGGTGGTGCAAATCACTATAAACAACGAGGTGTGAATACACCACAAGGGTATTTTGTTACTGCTAAAGCGGCTTCTGAGGCGTTAGGCATACCAAAACCAACAGTAGAGTGGAGAGCTAGATATAACAAGTTTGGCTTTTCTTTACCAGACTTAGCAATTGCTTAAAGGACTTATATGCAGATTCGTTTACGATCAAATGGACAAGGCATGTACGAAGCAGAATTTCGTGCATACACAAAAGCCAATGGAGGCCCATCATGGGAGACAACAACAACTGAGGTCTTAGAGGCTTTGGGTGCTGATGTAGTCTTTGAAGGCCCACAAGCTACTGGTGGAACTGTTTACCAATACTCTCAAGCACAAGGTGTTGAGCAAGTAGATGGTAAGTGGTACACAAAGTATGTGTTAGGCCCTATCTTCATTGACCAAGTGGTAGATGGTGTAACTACTACTGCTGCTGAACAAGAAGCGGCTTATAAGGCTCAGAAGGATGCTGAACAGGCTAAGAGTGTTCGAGCAACTCGTGATGCTAAGTTAGCTGAAACTGACTGGCGTTACCGTAGAGACTTAACTACTACACAAGAGTGGGATGACTACTGCCAAGCATTGAGGGATGTTCCTGACCAAGCAGGCTTTCCTTGGACTGTAGAGTGGCCTGTGGCTCCTTGAGGTAAGCGATGACTGAAGAAGTTACTCACTCACAGATCTATGAGCGTCTATGTGCTGTTGAAGCTAAGGTAGACACTCTAGATAAGAACACTCAAGAGGTGGTTAAGGCTTTCAATGCAGCCTCAGGAGCCTTCCAAGTACTTGAATGGATCGCTAAAGCTGTTAAACCTATCATTATTATAGGTGCTTTCTTCGGAGCTATTTGGTTAGCTTTAGACAACAAACTACACGGGAATTAATATCATGAATATGCCTACACGTGGTCAGCGTACAGCTAAGAACAAGATGAAAAAGGTTATGGGTGAGTACAAAGAAGGTACTCTCCACAGTGGTAAGGGCGGCCCTGTGGTGAAGTCTCGTAAACAAGCTATTGCAATTGCCATTAGTGAAGCTGAAGCTGCTAAGAAACGTAAGAAAAAGTAACTCTTTTGCTTGACAAGATAGTAAAAGTGTGTTACCATATTAACAAAGAATAAGGGAAGATAATGGCTACGACATATCTACAGTTGGTTAACAACGTATTAGTACGTCTAAGGGAGACTGAAGTATCGTCAGTAGGTGATACTCCATATAGTTCCCTTATAGGTGTATTTGTTAATGATGCTAAGAGAGAGATTGAGGATGCTCATGACTGGAATGTCCTCACACAGACTATTGTGTTATCTACAGTAGCTAGTACTCGTAACTATACCTTGACAGGTTCAGGTCAGAGATTCCGTACTGTGGATGTATTGAATGACACTGAAGATGTGCCTATGAGATCAGTGCCTACTAACTGGATGAACAGACAGTATTACTTAGGTACAACTCAGAATGCAGCTCCGGTGTACTACAACTACAACGGTATCTCCGGTGATGATACTCAGGTGGATGTGTGGCCTCAGCCTGATGGTGTCTATTCACTAAGGTTTGAGTTAGTTATCCCTCAAGCTGACTTAACAGCTAATGCTGACCTTTTAAAGGTTCCTCATCACTTGGTACAGATGTTAGCCTACGCTAAAGCTGTTGGTGAACGAGGTGAAGATGGAGGTTCATCCTTCAGTGAGATTTATCAACAATATCGTTTAGCTTTGGCAGATGCTGTAGCTATTGAGCGTAACCGCTACGATGAAGAAACTACTTGGGTGGATGTCTAATGGTAGCTAAGATATTAACTACAACAGTTTCTGCACCGGGTTTTCAAGGATTGAACACGCAAGATTCGTCCGTAGCCTTGGATGCAGGATATGCTACGGTAGCTAATAACTGTGTGATTGATAAGTTTGGACGTATTGGTGCTCGTAAGGGATGGACTACAGCACACTCAACTAACAGTGATTTAGGTGAGGCTAACGTTAAAGCTATCGGTGAGTTGATTGATAACTCAGGTAACTCATACATAGTTGCAGCTGGTAACAATAAGCTATTCAAGCTTGTAGGTACAACACTGTCACAGTTGACCTACGGAGGTGGCGGCACAGCTCCTACCATTACAGATGACAACTGGCAGATGGCTCCGTTGAATGGCTGTATCTACCTCTATCAATCTGGACATGATCCTCTAGTGTTCGATCCTGCGACCAGTTCAACTACCTATAAGCGTATCTCTGAGAAGACTGGCTACTTAGGCTCAGTGTCTAGTAACAACTGTGTTATCAGTGCTTATGGTCGTACATGGTCAGCTAACAATACATCAGTTAAGAGCACTATTCAGTTCTCAGACTTACTCTCAGGTCATGTCTTGAATACAGGTACTTCAGGTACTTTAGATGTATCTCAAGTGTGGCCTAACGGTGCAGATGAGATCATAGCCTTAGCAGCTCACAATAACTTCTTGATTGTGTTTGGTCGTAGACAGATCTTGATCTATGCCAATGCTGGAGATCCTAACAACATTACATTGTCAGATGCTATCACAGGTATTGGCTGTGTAGCTAGAGACTCAGTAGTTGCAACTGGTGGTGATGTAATCTTCTTGTCTGACTCAGGTGTACGTTCATTGATGCGTACCATTCAAGAGAAGTCAGCTCCAATGAGAGACATCAGTGCCAATGTACGTGATGACTTAGTGTTGGAGATTAGCTTAGAAGATCCTGATGAGATCAAAGCTACATACTCAGATAAAGAAGCCTTCTACTTATTGTCTCTACCAGCTCGTCAGCTTGTATACTGCTTTGACATGAGAGCACCTCTACAGAATGGTGCTAACAGGGTTACAACTTGGGATGGCTTAGTACCTTATGCTTTCAAGTACACCCGCAGTAAAGAGTTATTGATGGGTAAGGCAGGATACATAGCTAAGTATGGTGGTTATAAAGACAATGCTAATAGCTACCTAATGAAGTACTACACTAATTACTTTGACTTTCAGTCACCTACAGTAATTAAGATTATGAAGAAAGTAGGTGTAACGATTATCGGAGGTCAAGGTTATCCAGTTACTTTAAAGTTTGGCTTCGATTACAGTGACATTCTTAACCTCAGACAGTTTAGTTTGTCTAATGCTGCAGTAGCTGAATACAACATAGCTGAGTTTAATGAGGCTGAATATGGTGGATCAGCCTTCGATAATAAGATCATTAACATTGGTGGATCAGGTAAGGTTATTCAACTAGGGTTTGAAACCACAGTATTTGATAAATCAATATCCATTCAAAAACTTGATGTCTACGTTAAGACAGGAAAGACTAGGTAACTAAATTGTCTAATTACACCAAAGCAACTAACTTTGCAATTAAGGATAGCCTATCAACAGGTAATCCTTCAAAGATCATTAAAGGCACTGAAGTTAACACTGAGTTTGATAACATTCAATCTGCAGTTAACTCTAAACCTGATGCTAATAATGCAGCTTTAACAGGAACAGCCACAGCAGTTAATCTTACTGTATCTGGTACACTAACAGCAACAGTAGATGGAGGCACGTACTAATATGGCTGATTGGACAGACTTAATTGCCCCTCTGTTGGGCACTGCAGGTAGTGTATACGCTTCTAACCAAGCTGCTAACGCTACCACTAACGCTGCTAACCAAGCTGCACAAGCTGCACAGTTCCGACCTGTAGGAGTTACTACAAGGTTTGGTAAGTCAGGCTTTCAGTATGATCCTGCATCAGGTCAACTGATTGGTGCTGGCTATCAAGTAGCTCCAGATGTTGCAGCTATGCGTGAAGGCTTGATGGGCTTAGCTGGTACTGGTATTGGTCAAGCTCAAGGTGCTCAAGCTCAACAAG